AAGTTTTTAGTAAATGATGGAGAATTTGTTTTTTCGGTTCGGTCAAATGGTAGGCGAAGTTTTTCAAAGACTTGCGCAATGGATCGAGCTGCCCATATTTGGGTATCTACTCCAGTTTCTTTTTTTACTTTTAATAGGCATTCTTTTTCTTCTGATGATAGTTTGTCTTTTAATTCATTCGCTGCTTGAATATCTACACGAACTCCTAGGAAACGCATATCGACGAGGCAAGGAAAGAGTTCAGTCTCGAGATCAAAAATAGATTGTATATCTTGATGTTGTATCTCTTGTTTCATGCTTTGCCATAATGCAAGGGTCATCTCTGCGTCTCTCTCAGCATACTCACCTACATACATAGCTGGTAGTTTGTACATCTCAGACTTAGGATCTACACCCCAAAGAGCTGCTGTTTCGTTCAATACAGCCTCGTTTTTGCCTCTGCCGAGGTAATCCCTACCCATTGAGCCTAAATCGTAACGAAAGCGATTCTCGTCCACGAGAGAGCCAGCAATCATAGTATCTACGATGGTTCCATTAATTTTAAGACCTGCAGCACGTATAAAACATACGTCATACATAGCGTTGTGAAATATCTTTGTAGAGGGGTAGTTTAGAATAGTTCTAAAGTAATCCATCACCATTTTCTCATCCATATTACCACCACCTTCGTGTGCTATTGGATAGTATCCAGACCATCCTTCTACAGCTAAAGCTATGCCAACTATTTTTGATCTACCTGTAATAGAACCAGATCCCATTGTTTTAAGATCAGGGTCTTTTGTTTCTAAGTCTATTGCTATTTCATCATATTTAGATAAGTCAGGAAAAGATTCTGGTGGTAGCCACTCTGTCTGTGGGCTAAACATTGGTTTCTGTATCATGAGTAATCTCTCTCCAGTATCATTTTTAAATAATGTATTGCTTTTTCTATATCTTGTTGCTTTCCTTTTACAGAATGCCTGCAAATATATTTTATAGCATTGCCCTCCGCAAACAAGAGTTTGTTTTCATTAATAAACTCTGCTGGTTGTATGCGAAAATTTTTATAGTGTTTACCACCTACTTGCTCTTCTAATGAAGAGTATGTTGTTCCTTTGAACATATCTTTGTCTGTCATATATTGTATCCTTTGTATTCTTGTTTTGGTGTTATGATATGTAGATGTTCCTTGGTCCTTGTTGCACCAACGTAAAATAATCTATTCTCATCATCTGGATTTTTTCTGTATCCTTCCATTGTATTGTTACTAAGATCAGTTAGTAATACAACGTTTTGTGATTCACCACCTTTTGCACCATGTATGGTTGACAAAGTTATTCGTGGTTCTTCGTTTAGTTTTTCTCCATTCTTTCTCATCTTTCTTAGATAGTTTACATCTCTGCTTGGTGCATCATCAAATGCTTCAAACCAAGGCTTATCTGTTTTCAAACCATAAGATTGTTTTAGTGTATCTATGTTATAAGAAGAGTCTTTCAACATACCTTTTAATTTTTTCTTATCTGTATTATCTTTCATGTATCCGTAGATTCTTTCTACTTGTTTGTATGCTATTGGTTGACCTTTACGTAAGTTCTCCCAATCTTGTGCAGCATAGTGTAGTTCTTGTTCTTTTGTTTTTTTAAATTTATTTCTGTAATACAAACCATTTCTATACAGTGTGCCTTCTAGTTCGTCTAACATATATTTAGTTCTAGCCATAACTAACCATTCACCTGAAGTCATATCCAGTTGTTCAAATTCATCATACCAAGACAATGCACCTTGATGTGTTTTTGGTTTCCAAGACTTATTTATTCTGTTTTTAACTCTATTAATTATATTCATCGCAACATTGTGCACCATAGCCGGTATTCTGTGTGATTGTGTAAGTGGCATCATTAAACCTTTTTGTGCAATAAAAGAATCTACATCTGCACCTGCCCATCTAAATATCGCTTGGTCATCATCACCTGCAATAAAAGAATCTGTTGTTTTATTCCAAATACTTTTTGCCATATCCCACTGCATTAGTGATAGATCTTGTGCTTCATCTATAAATACAACATCAAATTTCGGTGATTTATCTGACTTAATAAAATGTAATATCATGTCATTAAAATCTATTAAATTATATTCTTTTTTGTATCGTTCTATTTCGTTTGCAATAATAATTAATTTATCTCTTTCAAGATCACCATTGTGATCTCCTAAATCAAACTGTTGTTCTGGTGTAACATTTCGTAACTTTGCAAGATTTATTACTCGTAAGTATTCACTGTCAGATGTAAAAATACCGCCGTGATTATCTTCATATTTAGCATAGTTGACAGGAAACCCTAGTTTATCTCCAAGATCAACATAGTGTCTGCGCTGCATTACATCTTCTTTTTTTACACCTAGTTTTCTAAATGCCAGTGAGTGTAGTGTTCTAAAATATGGTAGATCGTCTTCTGTAAGATTAAATTTTTTTATAGCTCTGTCTCTTGCTTCGTATGCAGCTTTTTGTGTAAAAGCAAAATATCCAACTTTATCAGGATCTGTTTCTTTTAAATAGTCATCTACTTTGTTTAACAACGTGGTTGTCTTTCCTGTGCCTGGTGGTCCTAATACTATTGTTTTCATTAATATGGATCTTCCTCTTTCAACTTCTTTTGTTTATACTCATCTGTCTTTTTGTCAAATTCTTTAACTAGAAACACAGATAATCTTTCTTTTCCTATTCTTCTATTTTCACAATCACATTTTTCTTTTAGTAATTGTGCTGTTCTAGAATAACCAAGATCCCATCTTCTACGCATTAAAAACTGATGATAGAATCTATCAAATACAAAATGGTGATAGCCATCTGATGTCCACACACCACCTTTTTTTAAATCGCTTTTATCTGTTGATACTTGTCTGTTTAAACAAAATTCCTCTAAATGATTTTGTAATTGATCCTCTGTTCGTAATCCCTCTGCAGGTTCCGTAACTTCTGCATTTTCTAATAATAAATTTGTAATCTGAACCCAATCCTTTTCTTTTAAAGTTATAGGTCTATTTCTTAATTGTTTCATACACGCCTCCTGGAATAAACTTTGCTGTCTCAAGTATTTTACATTCTCTAAGTATAATCTTTCTCCGTCTACATTGAGATAGTAGTAAGGATCCTCCAAGTCTATAACCTGGAGGTCGGTTAGCCCAGGAAACAATATCTCCTGGCCGATACCATATTTTCTAGTTCGACATAATGTTTTATCACACATACTACACATAGGTTCATCTTTACATTTATAACCCCATTCTTTTTTATCGTGTTGTGTAACAACTATCTGCACTTCTGAATCTGACAATGGTCTTTCCATTGCAGTTGCATTAAATAAAATTAATTTTGATTTCCATTCACCTGGCCATTTTTGTTTTGCATATACACCATAATGAAACAATGCATTGTTTCTACCACCCTCACCTATCTTATTCATCGCTAGTGTTTCAATACAAGGCGGTCCATCGTTGTATTCTGATTTAGGTCTTTCTACTTTTATACCATCAACGTCTTTTACTTTTTTAATTTCATATAGTTCAAAAAAACTTTCTAGTGTAGCAGCTTGACCTGTTTTATGAAATGCATACCTTGTTGTATTTTCAAAATTAAAGTATGGTAAATTTAAAAAATTTCCTGTATCATCTTTCGATTTTAATTCTGTTTGTTTTGGAAAAACTTCTGATCCGCCATATCCTAATACGGCTTTTATCTCCATTAACTTATCTTGCATAGATTTTGCGGACACATAATCTTCAGCAAATAAGAATACGTGTGCACCACCAGACTTAGATCTAAATACTATTAGTGGTAAATTTAATTTATCTATCTTATCTATTAATTGTTTATGATCAAACCCTGCATAAGAATCTATATCTATACATCCCCATTTACATTTATTGTCATCATTAATTGGTATGACACCTAAACTATCTGTTCCACCTAAATGTTTTTTCCATAAATCATCTGTAACTGGTTCTCTTTTTATAAAAGATACACCCTTTATTTTTTTACCGTTACCGTTTGATTCGCCTACTTTAGTGACACCGTGAGCACGATCTAATCCTATGAATATGCTTTTAAATTTTTCTATCATAATAATGCAAAGTGGGCGCTTCCCCTCTCGCTTCGGCGCCCACTACCTAGGATACGGTTAGTACGGTTGTTTGGAGTCTGAGTCTCCGTTGCCATGCTTCGCCTCAACTTCACCTTTACCTACGCTCACTGCAAAGTTTTTTGCCATGTCATAGATATTTTTATCTGAGACTGGGCCAACTTTAGTTACGTCCCATCCAAACCATGTACCTTTGTCGTTTGACATTTGTACAGTTTTTAGATTGTAAATGTGGCTGTATGTTGGCGGAGTAAAAAGTCCATTCTTACCCTGCATTTTGATACCCATCATCATTGAGTTCCATTTTCTGCTCACTTTTAATTGTGTGCCTTTCATAGAAATTAATGC